AAGAAATAGAAGAAAGAGAATATCAAGCTAAAGAAAGAGAAAACTATCTTGAAATTAGACAAGATGAAGAAAGATATAAAGGTTAAAATTGTTTACCTAAAAAAACAATAAATATTAAATATATAAAAATGGCATTATTAAAAACAAGTAAAGTTAAAAGTGTACAAGCAAATGGTACATGGGATAGTAAACGTGGTGATACGTTCTACAAATTTGAAGTAGAAATGGAAAATGGAAATGCAGGTGAATATTCATCTAAAACAAAAGATCAAGATAAATTTGTTGTAGGTGAAGAAGTACAATATGAATTCGAAGATGGTCGATTTCCTAAAATCAAACCATATTACAACAAAGGTAATTATCCTTTTACAAAAGCTGGTGATAATCCTGATAGACAAAAAGCAATAAACAGGTGGGCAGGTTTAGGTAGAGCAATAGATTATTTAGGTGCTTCAGCTAGTGAAGAACAATTATATAAACAAGCAGAAAGATTTATAGAATGGGTAAATGAAAAACAAAAAGAAACATCTAACAATACAGATGATTTACCATTTTAATTTATAAGAGGTGTAGATATTGATAAACAACAACAGAAATTAGTATTAACATAAAATTAATTTTACAACTTGGTACTACACCTCTTTTTTTAAACACTTAATTATGAATGAATTACAAAAAATAGATAGAGTATTAAACATTACAAGCAAAGTTTGTAATGTAGATTATAAATTATTAAAAACAAGAAGCAGAAAATTTGAATTAAATTTAGCTAGACAAATAGCTTGTGTATTATCTATTAAACATTTAGGAATACATAAGGTTAAGGTTGCAAAACGTATTAAAAGAGATAGAACAAGTATGAACCATTATATAAAAAACCATGAAAACAATTATGATGGTTGGAAAATATACCAAGATAAATACGATCAAGCATTTGCAAAGCTATTGAAAGGTAATAGAAAGCGTAAAATTTTACATAAAAATAAATTTATTAATATTGTAAGTAAAATTCATGTAACTAATTGTAAAGCACCTGATGTTACAATTACAGTTACTTGTGGTAAATATAAACATGAATTTTATGTAGGTGTATTTAATTTTGAAAGGGATATAAGCACTATAAAAAAAGCATTTGAAAAATATGATTTTAAAATAGATTATAAAACTTATGAGGGATAAACCTAATTATTATGCAATTATACCAGCAAATGTAAGATATTCTAGTTTAAAACCTAATGCTAAGTTATTATATGGTGAAATAACTGCATTAAGTGGTAAACTTGGGTATTGTTATGCAGCTAATAATTACTTTGCTGATTTGTATGGAGTTAGTAAAAATACAGTAAGTAGATGGATTAGTGATTTAAATAAATTAGGGTTTATAAATATAGAAGTAGAACGTAATGAAAAAAAACAAGTGATTAAAAGAAAGATAGGTATAGTACAAAATGATGATAGGTCTATATACAAAATGAGCAAAGAGAATAATACAAGTATTAATAATACAAGTAATATAAATATAACTAAAGAAAAATTTATTGCTGAGGTTATGACTTTTGATTATCCAAAAGATATGTTAGAAGATTTTATTAATTATTGGACAGAAGGTAAAAAGAAAATGAGATACCAAAAACAAAGTACATTTGAAATAAAATTAAGATTATTGCGCTGGTATAAAAATCAAAAGAAGTGGGATAGACCTAAACAAACAGTATCTAAAATAGATAGCCAAATAGATGAATATTTAAAAGGTAAAGATTTATTATGAAACAAATAAAAGAATATAATTTAAAAGAACTAACATTAAAAATATATGATTTAGTTAGTATTACATCAGTAGAGATAGGACACAAGACAGATGGTAAAACAATGGCAGCATTATCTAAAATATTTGCAAGTGATCTTATAAAAGAAAATTTATTTAAAAACCTATACTTATACCAAATAAAAGACGCTTTTAGATTAGGAGTAAGATTTGGTAAAGATGAACCATTTTTAAATATTAGAACTTTTTATAAGTGGGTGTATGCACATAAAAAAGTAGTTGATTATGCTGAACATCAAGTACATAAATTAAACGTAAATCCAAAACAAGTACCATATTATCATGAACCTAAAAAATTATTAAAATGAAAATCACTAATGAAGATAATATGCAATTAATGGCTAAATATGAAGATAATTATTTTGATTTAGCTATTGTTGATCCACCTTATGGAATAGGAGATAAATTTAAAGGTGGTAAAAGCGGTAAAATGAATTTTAACGAAGTAGTAAAAAAAGGCTGGGATATTTCACCGCCTAAAAAAAAATATTTTAAAGAATTAAAAAGGGTTAGCAAAAATCAAATAATATGGGGTGGTAATTACTTTCTAGATAATTTGCATAGTAGTAGATGTTTTATAGTTTGGGATAAAAAAGTTAGTGAGAATTTTAGTTTGGCGATGGCTGAATTTGGGTGGACAAGTTTTGATAAGTTGGCTAAAATATTTAGAATGTCAGTACCAAAAACAGGTGGTAAGATACACCCAACCCAAAAGCCTGTAAAACTTTATGAATGGCTTTTAATAAACTATGCAAAAGAAGGACATAGAATATTAGATACACATTTAGGAAGTGGATCAATAGCAATAGCTTGTTATAATTTAGGATATGATTTAACTGCTTGTGAATTAGATAAGGAGTATTATAATGCAGCTATGAAAAGAATAGAACAACACAAATTACAAACTAGAATATTTTAATTATGAAAACAAAAGAAATTATAAAAACATTATTAGAACAAAACCCACAATTAAGAGATAGTGATGCAAAACTTAAATGTAGGTTTTGGACAAACGAATTAGAAAGAAGAGGTATAGATACAAAAAAAATTACTGCACATCAATTTTTAATTATGTTATCACAAAACAAATTACATAATGCAGAAGGATTAACCAGAATGAGAAGAAAGGTACAAGAAGAAAATGAACATTTAAGAGGTGAATTGTATAAAGAAAGACAAACTACACAACAAAATAAAATGAAAACTAAACTAGGATATAATATAAAAATGAGTTGTCAAGTACCAAATAAAAAACCTTATGTAATAGGTAAATACGATGAGTATTAAAAAACCAATAAGTAAATTAAAAAAAGAATTAGATAAGTGGTTCAGCTTGTATATTAGATTAAGAGAAAGTACAAGTCAAGGAATAGCACAATGTTTTACTTGTGGTAAAATAGATTATTATAAAAAATTACAATGTGGACACTTTCAAAGTAGAAGACATTATGCAACAAGATGGAATGAATGGAATTGTCAAGTACAATGTGTAAAGTGTAATATGTTTGAACAAGGTGAACAATGGAAATTTGGTTTAAATATAAATGCTAAATATGGTGATGGTACAAGCAAAGAATTAGAATTTTTAGCACAAACTTCTATAAAGAAAATGAGGGTTGAATATGAAGAAGATATACGATATTATAAAGCACTTGTTAATAACTTAAAAAAAGAAAAAGGAATAGAATAAATAATTTTTTATATTTGAGATATGAAAAAAATAATATATGCTAATAAAGAACATCAAGTTATAGTTAGCAATTATATTACAATGATAAAAGAATTTGTTAAAGATGTATCTAATGATGTAAGATGGAAAAATTATAACCAAGTGTATGATTTGATTGTAGATTATCACAACAACTATGGTAAAAGCACAAAAGAAAATAATTATTGGGATTGGTTAATGATATTGCCAATTAATTTGTCAGTAATGACAAATGGTTTTTTAGCTGCAATAGAAACAAAAAGAAATAAAACATTAGTAAATTCATATAGAGTTTTAATAAATGAAATGCTGCATGATGTAGTAGAAAAAATAGAAAAATTAGAGCCTTACAATGAATGATATATATAATTTATTAGCAAAACTATTACCAAAATATAAAGATATTGCTGGTTTATATACAAAAGATAAAAACGAAATAGATGATAGTGTTCAAGAATTAATGTTATATTTTATGCAAATGAACGTACAAATACTTAAAGATATATATGCAAAAGATGGCGAAGAAGGTTTATTAAAATATGGTGCAGTAGCATTAAGAAGAGCATTAACAAGTAAAAGATCAGCATATTATTACAAGTATAAAAAATATTATGCAAATCTTATAAATTTAAGCTATAAAACAACTACAACACAAAAAAACTATTATAAAAGCATATATAATATAAAACAGGAAGAAGAAGAAGATATAAAAGAACAAAAAATACAAAAAATAGAAGCAGAACTAAATAAATTACACTGGTACGATAAAAAGGTATTTGAACTATATTATGAAGGGCATACATTAGATAGTTTAGCTAAAGAAACAAAAATAAGTAGAAATAGCTTATATACTACAATAGATAAAGTAAGAACTATATTAAAAAAAGAATTAGTAGGTGAATAGGTTTTTTACATCTAATGAAGTATATAAAGATAGATTAGATATATGCAGAAGTTGTATATATTATTTTAAATTAACAGGACAATGTAAAAGATGTTTATGTTTTATGAAAGTAAAAGCAAGATTAGCACCTATGGCTTGTCCTGAAAAATATTGGAATAAAACAACTACAATAGAAACACCTAAAGGATTACCTGAAGAAATAATAGAAGAAGTAAAAAAAGTATATCCTGATATAAAAAATGGTAGAGCAAAAAATATAGAAGTAAAAAAAAGAATGATAGAACTATACAATACAATATATCAAACTAATTATAGTACAGGAACTAATTGTAGTAGTTGTTTAAGTAGTTGTTTAAATGGAATAAAAGATATATATATAAAGTATGGTAAGTAGTTATTATGTTTTCATTTTTTTTATTGGTTTTGTTATTTCTACTATTTACCATACTTTTTTAAAATTTAAGATATGATAGAATTTTTAAGACATTTTACAGGACTATGTGGTGAACCACACACAAGTTTATTAACTTTAATATTTGGTACACCAATATTAGGATATTTATTAATCAAATTTAAAAACAAAAACAAATGAGTATATTTTTTGGAATAATAGTAGGTTTTTTTGTGTTTGCTTTTATTATTATAAGTTATTTAGAATATAGAGCTGATTTACATGAAATGCACAAACTAAAAGAAAATTTAAAGAAATATGAAGAACAAAAAAAAATTAAAAATACCTGATTACTATATAGGTAAAGTTTATGGTTATGAAGCAAGAAAGATTATAGAAGATTATAATTTAAGTTATAATGTAGGTAATGCAGTAACATATTTGTTAAGAGCAGAAAACAAACATAAAACACCAATAGAATGTATAGAAAAAGCTATAAACCATTTAGAGTTTGAACTAGATAAAATAAACAACAAGAAATGACTCTATATAAATGTGTATATTGTGAAGTAAAAAAAGAAATAAGTAAATCTACTATTGTATTAAGGGAAGGCAGGTGGGTTGTTAAAGAAGCACTATGTGATTGTGGCAAGTATATGGAAAGTGAAATAGTAGAAGGTATGCCTGATTTAATAAGAACAGAACCTACATTAAGCAAAAAACGTGATATGCTTTGGGATAGTGCAAAAGAAAAACTAATAGGAGAAAGAGGTGTAAATGAAGATTTTAAATAATGGAAATAACTAATGAAGATAATATGCAACTAATGTCAAAATATGAGGATAATTTTTTTGACTTAGCTATTGTGGATCCGCCTTATGGTGTTTTAAATAAAACTAAAAGAGGTGCGCAAAGAAGTCCAAATAAATATAAAGTAAGAGCTGAAAGTTGGGATATAAAACCTAATAAATGTTATTGGCAAGAGTTATTTAGAGTTAGTAAAAACCAAATAGTTTGGGGTGGAAATTATTTTACTGATAATTTATACGAAAATAATGCTTGGATATTTTGGCATAAAAAAAACCCTGTTGATAATTATGCTGATGGCGAGTTAGCTTGGACTTCTTTTAAAAAAAAGCAATTAAAATATTTTGATTATATGTATTATGGTGCAATCAATTCAGAAAAAAACAGATTTCACCCTACACAAAAACCTGTAAAGTTGTATGAGTGGCTGCTGATAAACTATGCTAAGGAAGGAGATAAAATACTTGACACACATCTTGGAAGCGGTAGTATTGCTATTGCTTGTCACAATTTAGGTTTTGAATTAACTTCTTGCGAGTTAGATAAAGAGTATTATAATGCAGCAATAAAAAGAATAGAACAACACAAAGCACAAAAAAGAATATTTTGAAATTTGTAATAAAGGATAATAAAGATAAACAAAGTCTGATAAACTATCTTAAACAATTAGGTAGTGATTATACAGTTGAGGTTAAAAAACAAAAAAACAATAGATCAATGATGCAGAACAATTATTATTGGAAATGTATAGTACAAGTATTAGCAGAAGAACTTGGTTACTTTAATGATGAAATGCACAATACACTAAAAGTTAAATTTGCAAGTGAATGGTCAAGTATAGAAGTAAACAATAAAACAATAGGACTACAAACAGTTAATAGCACTGCAAGAATGAACACTAAAGCATTTGAGATATATACAGAAAATATACGAATATGGGCATTAAGTGAATTAAACATTAGATTAATGTTACCAAATGAATATAAATAATGAAAAGAAACAAAATATATAATGAAAACTGTTTAGACACTATGAAAAAAATGAATAGTAATTTTATAGATGCTATAATTACATCACCACCTTATGATGATTTAAAAAAATATAATGGTTACACTTTTAACTTTGAGAGTATAGCTAATGAATTATATAGAGTATTAAAAGAAGGTTGTGTTTTAGTATGGATAGTAAATGATAGAATTAAAAATGGTAGTGAAACAGGCACAAGTTTTAAACAAGCACTTTATTTTAAAGAAATAGGTTTTAATTTACATAATACTATGATATGGAACAAAACTAATCCAATGCCACAAATACAACATAATAGATATTTAGATGCTTTTGAGTATATGTTTATATTAAGTAAAGGCAAAGTAAAAAAATTTAATCCTATACGAGTAAATTGTAAAGATGCAGGTAATCAATATAAATACACTACAAAACACCCTTCAGAAAATAAAGATAGAATAAAAAAAAATTTTAAAATTAATAAAAATAAAATATTAAATAATGTATGGAATGTTGCGGTATCAAAATTGAAAACAACACACCCTGCAACAAGTCCACAAAAACTTATAGATAAACATATTATAACATGGACAAATGAAAAAGATTTAGTATATGATTGTTTTAGTGGTAGTGGAACAACTGCTTTAAGTTGCATTAAATATAACAGAAATTTTATTTGTAGTGAAATTAGCAAAAAATATGTAGAACTAAGTAATAAAAGAATAAAAGAAATAAAAGCACAAAACAAATTATTTTAATTTCTATTATATAGTATAGAATTGATTAATCAATCTTTTTCAATTATGGATAAACGAATAAACAATGGTGGTGCTAGAAAAGGTGCTGGTCGTAAAAGCAAATCAGAAGAACAAAAGTTAATAGAGAATTTAACACCTATGAACAGTATGGCTTTAAATTCTTTAAAACAAGGTTTAGAGAATAAAGAACAATGGGCAGTAAAGTTATTTTTTGAATACTTTTATGGTAAACCACAACAAAGAGTAGATGTAACTACAAATGATGAAAGTATTAATATGCCTATAATAAACTTTGTAGAAACTGAAACTGAACAATAAATATAAATTACTATTTAATTCTGATGCTCGTTATTATATAATAACAGGTGGTAGAGGATCAGGTAAATCATTTGCAGTAACAGTATTTCTAACATTACTAACAATGAGTAAAAACATTAGGGTATTGTTTACAAGATATACAATGGTATCAGCACATTTATCTATTATACCTGAATTTTTAGAAAAAATAAAATTACTAGGTTTTGAAAATATATTTAGTATAAACAAAGCAGAAGTATTAAATTTAGGTAATAAATCAGATATACTATTTAGAGGTATTAAAACATCAGCAGGTAATCAAACTGCAAGTTTAAAATCATTACAAGGAATATCTTGCTGGGTATTAGATGAAGCAGAAGAATTAATAGATGAAGATATATTTGATACAATAGATTTAAGTATTAGAGAAAAAAATGTACAGAATAGAATTATACTAATACTCAATCCTGTTACAAAAGAACACTGGATTTACAATAGATTTTTCCAAGATAAAGGTGTAGAAGCTGGTTTTAATGGTGTTAAAGACAATGTATGCTATATTCATAGTACATACTTAGACAATAAAGAAAACCTTTCTAAGAGCTTTTTAGAGCGTATTAGGACTATAAAAGAACGTAATATAAAAAAGTATAAACACCAAATACTTGGTGGTTGGCTTGACAAAGCAGAAGGTGTAGTATTTGATAATTGGACAATAGGACAATTTAATCCTGATGGACTACAAACATCTTGTGGTATGGACTTTGGATTTAGTGTTGATCCTGATAGTTTAGTAGAGGTTGCAATAGATAAGAAAAAAAAGAAGATGTATGTTAAAGAACATATATACAAGAATGGTTTAAAGTCGCATGAATTAGCTAAGATAGTATTAGATAAAGTAGATAATAAACTTATAATAGCTGATAGTGCTGAACCTAGATTAATAGAAGATTTAAAACACTTAGGAGTAAATATAAAACCTGTAAAAAAAGGTACAATAGAAAGTGGTATAACTAGAATGCAAGATTATGAATTAGTTGTATGTCCTGAATCAACTAATATTGCAAAGGAACTTAACAACTATGTATATGCAGATAAAGGTTCTAAACTATATGTAGATTCATATAATCACGCTATTGATGCTATAAGATACAACGTAATTTATCATTTAGATAATCCTAATTATGGTAAGTATTTTGTACAGTAAACTAAATATTAATTTTTTCTATATATAATTATGAAAATAAATGTAAGGAAAAAAGGTAAGGTAAAAACCTTTAACTTAATAAAAAGCTGGTCAGATGTTACAGTTGAAAAATGGGTTAAGTTAGTAAATTTACATAAAGGTAGTAGAAGTAAAGAAGCATTAGAAACAATAAGTGCATTATCAGATATACCTAAGAAGTTAATAAATGAGTTAGGAATACAAGATATTGCATTAATACTTACAAAACTAAGCGAATTACAAAAACTATCTAAAAGCAAGTTAAGAAAAATAATTAAGGTAGAGGATCAAGAGTTTGGTTTTCATCCTAATTTAGAAGATATAACATTAGGTGAATGGTCAGATATAGAGCATTATATAAAATTAGGTGTAGAAAAATTTATGCCACAAATTATGGCAGTTTTATATAGACCAATAGTAGAACAAAGAAATGATAAATATAGTATTGAAGCATATAGTGGTAATATTGATGTCAGGGCAGAATTATTTAAGAAGATGAGAGCAGAAGATGTACAAGGTGCTATGGTTTTTTTTTATCATTTAGGAAACGAATTACTGAAGATTTTGCCATTATATTTAACACAAGCTATGACACAAATGGAGAAGGAGATAAAGGACAAAGTTTTGCGGAAAAATGGGGTTACTTTGGCATAATGTATAGATTATGTAATGGAGATATAAGTAAATTAGAAACAATAACTAAACTAAATTTATTAGAAGCATTTACTTGGCTTAGTTATGAAACAGATTTAGAAAGTACAACAAAAGTAAAAATAAATGGTCAATAATAAAACGTATAACAACGTAATAGATACACTAAAAAATTTAGGTACAAATCACTTACAAATAAGCACAACAACAGTAGGTGATATATTTGATATAGATTTAGAAAAAAATACACTATATCCATTAATGCACCTAAACCCTGTAAATGTAACAACAAGAAGAACAGAACTTGTATATAACTTTCAAGTGTTTATAATGGACTTAGTTGAACCTGATGGTAGTAATGAACAAGAAGTATATAGTGATGTTTTACAAATATGTATAGATATTATTGGTATATTAAGTAATTCTAAATGGCAAGCACAATTAGCATTAGATATTAATGCACCTGTATATTTTGCAGAAGGTGATTTTACTTGTGAACCATTTAAAGAACGATTTGACCAATCAGTAACAGGTTGGGTTTTTAATATAGGTATAACAGTACAAAATAGCTTTCAAACTTGTGAAGTACCAATGACAGATACATTTATAGGAGAATGATAAAATTAAAAATAGGCAAATTAACAATACAACTAATACCACCAAAAATAACTTATGGATTATAACGAATTATTAGAAAAATTAGAAGCAATAAGTATAGAGTTAAAAAGCTATACAGATTATCCACAAGCAGCAACTAACAATGCTAAACGTGCAAGAAAATGGAAAGAAGAAAATGGTAGTGATTGTGGTACAAGAGTAGGTTGGACAAGATCAGCACAATTAGCAGATAGAAAACCAATAAGTAGAGATACAATAGCACGTATGGCTTCATTTAAAAGACATCAACAAAATAAAGATGTACCATATAGTGAAGGTTGCGGTGGTTTAATGTGGGACGCTTGGGGTGGTTCTAGTGGTATAAATTGGGCAATTAGTAAATTAAAACAAATAGATAAAGAAAAAAAATAAATTATGGCAGACTTAACAACAACAATTACAGAAAGTGTTACCTTAAATGGTGCAGTAAGAGGTTCTACAAACACATTAACAGTTACAGGAATAAATGATGTTATGCACAGAATAGTTACTTGTCCTCATTCAAATGCAACTACAATAGCAACTTTTTCATCTAATGTATATGATAGTGCAAATGCATTAGATTTAGAAAATTGTAAATATATTAGAGTAACAAATATTAGTGCAACAGAAGTATTAGATTTAGCAGTAGTAACAGAAAATACAAATTATCAAGTAGTATTAACTGCTGGAACATCTCACATACTATGTCAAGCTGATACTGCTGCTATTGCAGAAGCAGATACAACACCTAATTTTCCTACATTAGAAGATATTACAAGCATACAAATAAAACCTAGAGGTACAGATGATGCAGAAGTAGAAATATTTGTAGGTTTGTTATAATGGCACAATCTTTTGATAATATAGAAAGATATTTAGAAAGTTTTGGTAAATATGTAGTAAAACAAGCAAGAACAAATTTAACTAAAGCTAGAAAAAACGTATCTAAAGATTTATACAACTCTATTAAGTTTAAATTAAAACAACAAGGTAGTAGTTATGATGTAGAGTTTTATATGTTAAATTATGGTACGTTTGTAGATAAAGGTGTAAGTGGTAATAAAAAAATACAAGAATTTACAACTTATGATGGTAGGAAAGTAGAAAGTCCTTTTAAGTACACAAATAAAATGCCACCTACAAGTATATTAGCAAAATGGATAAGTGCAAGAAAAATAAAAGGTAGAGATAAAAAAACAGGTAGGTTTATTAGTAATAAATCTTTAGCATATTTAATAGCAAGTAAAATAAAAAGAGATGGAATTAAAAGCACTAGTTTTTTTCAAAGACCATTAGGGTTAGGTTTAGATAGATTTGGTGTAGGACTTTTAGGTGCAATTAAAGAAGATGTTACAACTGCATTTTCAAATATGTATAAAACAACAGTATAAATATGGCATTAACAATAGAACAAAAACCATTATATAAATTATTATCAGCAGGACAAAAAATAATATTTACAGTTAGTGATCCTGTTATAGTAGCAGCAGAAACAAGAGTAAAATATAAAGCAGAAGTAATATTATACAACAATACAGGTACAGTATCACCAATAGTTGCAACATTAAAAACAACACCTAACAATTCAGGTGTAGGTATATTTGATTTTAGATCTATTGTAGAAAGCTTTGTAAGTTCTGATAATTTATCTACACTACAAATTTTTGGTACATTAGGAACAACATCAACTTTTAAAGGAAATACATTAGGAGATTTTAATAAATTTCCAATACATATACAAGATAGATATAGTTTAGCTGAAAATACTACAAGATTTTTAGCTATTAATTTTTATGTTGAATACTTAAACTCAACAACAGGTTTAATAATAGATAGTGGACAACAACTTAGTGAAACAGGATATTTAATTTATAATGGTGTTTTATTTTCACATGATGAATTACAAACAGGTGTAAATAATAATAATTTTGGATATGATTTAGATAATTTTAAATATATACCTAATTCTAATACATCTAAATTCTTAACTGATTGTCCTACAACACTTAATGCAAGAACAGTAGATTATGGTACATTTGCTATGTTTAATCAATTAAATACAAGTAGTTTTAGTTTTGAAACATCACCAAGTGGTTCAGCACCATCTAACAATGTGGTAAATTTAGTAGAACTAAAAATGTATGATAGCACAAATAGTCAGTTAGGTAGTACACAAAACATTAACAATGCAGTAGGTAATGAAGGTGGTACAGGTAATTTAGGTATTGAATTATCTAAAACTAAATTAGTATTTTTTGGTGCTTATCCAGCAAATCTTAGAGGTTGGAATACTGCATTTCAAAGTAATTTAGCACAAATATCTTATTATACATTACAAGCATTTGATGATAGTGGTAATGCAGTAACACAACTATATACAATTAATATTATATGTGATAGTAGTTTTGGATATGAAACAGTAAGATTAACATGGTTAAACAAACATGGTGCATGGGATTACTTTACTTTTACTATGAAAAACATAAGAAGTACAACATCAAACAGAAGCACATATACACAAATAGATGGTACTTGGAATGAAACAACATATAAACCATATTCTTATAAAGGTGGTATGAAAAACTTTAACACAAATGCAAAAGAAAAATTACAACTTAATACTGATTTTTTAAGTGATTTAGATAGCATTTGGTTAGAACAATTATTTACAAGTCCTGAAGTATATATAATTAAAGATTTTGATGAAAACGATTTAGGTTCAGGTACTACATCAAAAATAAACAAATATGTAGAACCTGTATTAATTACAAGTTCTAGCTATATAAGAAAAACAAAAGCAAACGATAAGTTAATACAATATACATTAGAAATAGAAAGAAATAAAACTAACAGTTTACAATTAGGATAATGAGTACACAATTAATATTATATCCACAAGATCTAAATGGTTATTCATTTACAAATGTACCTGTAATTAATCAGCATGTTAGTAATTATCAATTTTTAAATCAACCTACTGCAAATCAAGATGTACAAGGTCCTTTACCTTCTTCTTCTTATTTATACGCTTCAGTAGTAGCAAATGGTGCTTTATTTAATTCAGGTAATTGGATAGGTTTTGCCACAGTTTCATCAGGTTATAGCAATCAAACTAATTATCCTGTAATTAGTGGTGGACAAATAGAAATATTTTCATCAGCAACACCTAATACTAATAGGAATAGTATTTGTGGTATAGGACAAATGTTAAGTAATTTAACAATAGGGCAACAATATACATTATTAATAGATCATACAGGTTATACTCCTGTTAATTCGTTTCGTATAGGTGGTACAGGTCCTGGAACACAAAATTTTGTAGGAAATAATGGTACTACTAATCTTTTTGGTTTATCTCCACATTCAAGCGGTATTGCAACTTATCATTTTACCGCAAATGCAACTAATATGCCATTAATAATAGCATATGAAGACAATATAAATTCAAGTTTTAAATTAAGTAGCGTTTCGATAACAGAAAGAGCTGGTTTTGAACCTACTACACCTACTGATTTATCAGATGGACAAGTAATTTGTGATTTATATGAAGAAGAAGATATACCATTAACTCTAAGTATAGATAATTTTAAAAATGCAGTAGAACAAACACAAAGTTATTCTAAAGATTTTAATTTACCTGCAACAAAAAGAAACAACAAAATATTTACACATATATTCGATGTACAAAAAACAATTGAAAATGTTTTTGACTTTAATCCTTATGTACTTACAAAAGCAGTTTTAAAACAAGATGGATTGTTAATATTTGAAGGTTCTTTAAGATTAATAAGCATAAAAGATAATGATGGCGAAATAAGTTATAGTGTAAATTTATTTGCAGAAACAGTAGCACTTAAAGATGTTTTAGAAGGCAAAACATTTGCTGAATTAAATCTTGCTGAACTAGATCATCAATATAACTATAACAATATTGTAAACTCATGGGAAGGAATTTTAGATTTACAAAATCCTTTAGCATCTGATAGTTTCGCATTAGTACCAGGATTATCTAATACTCAAACTAATGTACTTAAATACCCTTTTTGTGATTGGACAGGAAACATAGATTGTACAGGTGTTGCACCTGAAATAGATAGGTTAGAAGATGCTTTTAGACCATGGATAAGTATAAAATATTTATTAGATAATATAGCAAGAAATGCAGGTTATACTTTTGTTTCTGAATTTTTTGATAGTGATGAATTTAGTAAACTATATATGGACTTCAATTGGGGTTCAGAAAATGGACCTACTGAATTTACACATACAGGAAGTGCTATATATCATGATGACCATGGCGATCATTTTGCAGGTACAAGTGCAACAACTTGGGTATGGGTACATGATGGTTCACCTGATGATTTTGATGCTGATACAGGTTGGAGTTTAGCACAAGATAAATTTATTGCACAACAAACTAATACTTATTATCATCTTGCTTGTCGATGTAGTATTGTAAACGAATCAGGTAGTCCTGCAACAGTAAATTATATAAGATTTGTTCGTAGTAATTTAAGTGGAGTTTTTGGTGCAATAGGTACTTTTGATTATTTTGCAGAAGTAACAAATTATACTATTCCAAATGGTCAAATATGGGATTATGTTGCAAACACTATAATTCCTATTCCATTAGGTAAATCAGGTTTAGGTGCAGATGAATTTTATATCGAATGGGAATGTAATCAAGCTAATGCTTTAAGGCAAAACAATTTACCATCAAGCACTTATGGTTCTAAGGATAGTAGAATAAATGGTGCAGTATATAATAATGCAGAATTTTCAACATCAGAAATATTTAATACAGAAAGAGGTAAAATAAAACAATGGGATTTTATTAAAGGTATTATGACAATGTTTAATCTTGTAACAATGCCTGATACAACAAATGCTAATAATATAATATTTGAACCTTATCCTGATATGTTTATAAGTGATACTTCAGGTATAACTTTATCCGAACGTAGTATAAAACATGATTGGACAGATAAAATAGATATATCAGATATAGAATTAGAACCTTTGCAATTAAAAAGATTTGTTAAGTTTAAATATGAATTTGATGAAGAAGATTATGCACAAAATCAATACAAAAATGCAGCACAAGGTTTTGAATATGGTAGTTATGAGTTTGATGGTTCTACTGCGCAACCAGGAACTAATCAAGTAAGTAATTTATTAGGAGAAGAAGAAATAGTAGCAAGTCCTTTTAGTTCTACAATTATTAAACCTATACAAGATACATTTCCTGCATTTATAATACCTGTAATATATGGAAGTTCTGATGATGGTTTAAAATTTAATGCAATAGAAAATTTACCAAGAATATTATATAATAATGGTAGAATAGATAATTATTTAGGTGCATCTATTGATTATGTAGTGCCAGGACAAAATGGTGTAGATGGTGGTACAAAAACAGAATATTTACAATTTTCACATTTTAATCCTACTTTACCTGCTAATAATACATCTTATGATTATAATTTTGGTATTTGTCCTTTATTTCCAGGTGTAACAGGTAGTACATTACCTGTAAACAATTTATACAATATATATCATGCACCTTATTATGATGACCTATATAATAAAAATACAAGAATAATGAAAGCAAAAGTTAATCTAAATGCTTCAGATATTAATACATTTGATTTTAGAGATAAAGTTATGATTAAAAATAAAATATATAGAGTAAATACAATAAATTACAAACCTAATACTTTATCAATAGTCGAATTTATATTATTACCATAATGTCAAAAAGAACAATACAAATAAAAAAAGGATTAACTTTAAAACCTAATGCAGTATCAGATTTAGGTACTGTTACATTTACTGATGGTGTTAATGTAGATTTACTTGGAGATCAAATGACTTGTGAAGCGTATGGTTATAGATATAATGTTGCAACAGGTACTTGTAGTGCATTTAGTGCTAATCCTAACATAAAAAATTCTTTAGTAGGTAGAGATAAAAAAATATTAGGTGTAAAAAATGAAATAGAAACATTTTCACAAAATAATTTAATTGTTGGTACGAATAACACAAATAAAAGTTACAACTGTAATACAATGTTGTTAGGTGAAAATCATGAAACAGTTACAGGTATAAAAAATTCAGCAGTAATAGGTGGTACAAGAGCAAAGCTAACTAGACAAAGTGAAGTAGCAATAGGTGGTGGTGCAAGAGCAATATCAGATAGCACAAATGCAGTAACATTTAATAGTAGAAGAAAAACATCAACATTAGAACTTAGTTGTGTTACAATAGATAATACTGCAACTAATATGACAATACAAGGTGATGGTGAAAGTTTTATAAATGTAGAAAACAATTCTATAATAGGTTATGATATTTATATAACAAGATTAGAACTTGGTGGTACATCAGGAACTGCTGGTAATTACTCATATAGAAACATTAGAGGTGCAGTAAAAATAAATCAAGTTGGTGTTATGTCTTTTATAGTAGGTTTTAGTAGAAATATAGCTAAAGTAGGTGTAAATGGAACTTGTATAATGACAGATAGTACAACAGGCGGTGTACCATCTATTAGTGTAAACGTACAAGATAGAAACAACGTACATAATTTATGGAGTGCATCAGTAACACTACATGAAGTAATAAGTGAAACAAATATAGTATAATATGGCAAAGCAAGAAATAGTAGAAGCAATAGTAAAATCAAATATAGGTGAAGTAGCTGATGGACTTGATAAAGCTAAAAAAAGCACTAAAGAATTAGCAGATAGTACAAAAGATGCTGATAAAGGTTTTGGTAGAGTAGGTAAAGCAGTAAAAGGTATAGGTAATGCACTAAAAGCAGCAGGTATAGGTTTAGTAGTAGGTTTATTTGTAAAATTAGCTGATGTATTTAGACAAAACCAAAAAGTAGTAGATATATTTAATACTGCTATGGAGTTTTTAAGCATTACATTTAATGACTTTTTTAAGTTTTTATCTAACAATATAGATACTGCATCAGGTTTTATAGACAAAATATTTGGTAATGAAACTGTACAAAATGTTTTAGAGTTTGGTAAAATGTTAGGTCTTGAAGTAATAACAAGAGTTAAAAATCTTATACAAGGTATAGGTGGTTTAGGTAAAGCAGTATCATTAGTATTTAAAGGTAAATTTGAAGAAGCAGGAAATGTAGCAACAGATGCAGTTAAAAATTTAGGTGATGCAGTAGTAGGTAATACTGCTGAAACTGCAAAAATGGAACAACAGATAGATAAAGTTACAAAAAAAATAAAAGAATATACCAAATCTACATTTGAAGGTGCAAAAGCACAAGTACAATTAAGAAAAGATAGTGAATTAGCAGCAGTAAAAGTACAGGGTTTAATAGAAGAATTTGATAGACAAGCAGAAAAATTAAGACAAGTTAGAGATGATGAAACTAAAACATTTGAAGAAAGAATAGCAGCTAACGAAAAATTAGGTGAAGTTCTTAAAGAGCAAGAACAGGAAATGTTAAAACTTATTGATATTCAAATAGAAGCAGCAGAAGCTGATTTAGCCAAAAATAATAATTTAGAAAATCAAATAAGATTACAAGAATTGTTAAATGAACGTAAAGGAGTGGAAGCACAAATTACAGGTTTTCAATCAGAACAACTAACTAATCAAGTAGCATTAACAAAAGAAAAAGAACAAGCAGATAAAGATGCAGCAGATGTAGCATTTGAAAATATGCAAACACAATTAGCAGCTTATAGTCAATTATCAGGTGCATTAAGTAGTTTAGCAGGTGAAAACAAAGCATTAGCAGTAGCAAGTGCAATAATTGATACATATTCTGGTGCATCTAAAGCATTAGCATCAGCACCACCACCTGTTAATTTTATATCAGCAGCAGCAGTTGTAGCAGCAGGTTTAGCTAATGTTAGAAAAATATTACAAACAGATGTAGGTAGTGGATCAGGTGGTTCAGTACCTAGTGCATCAGCACAAGCACCTGCACCTCAAATGTTAAGTGGTGCATTTGATTTAGGTGGAGTACAAGCACCAGAACCTGTACAAGCGTTTGTAGTAACTGATGATATGACTAATAGTCAAGATAAGTTAGCAAACATTAGAAGAAGAGCAACAATTTAAAAAACAAATAAATATTAAAAATGTCTATATATAAATATGCCGTGTAAAAAATGTCCAGATGGAAAATATAAGTATGGTAATACAGGAGAATGTAAATACGATACAAAAGAAGAATGTGATAAAGCTAATCCTAATAAATATAATAAAATGAAAGAATATCCTACACCTTTAGGTAAAAAGACCTATGAAGAATACGAAAAAGAACTGAAAGAGTTTAATTTAAGTGCAGAACCTAAATTAGAAAAAATCGAATTAACTGCAATAACAGAATTAGAAGAATATGAATATGAGTTAGATAAAGGTAGAGAAGATTTAATGAAATTTGCAACTGATGCTAGGGAAGCAATAGCAAAAGGAGTTAGAGAACTTAACAGATTAGATGCGGTAAATAAAGTAGCAAACAGAATATTAGGTGATGTAGAAAAAGCAGCAAAAGATTTAGGAGTTGATGTGCCACAAATAAAAGCATTAAAAAGTGCTATAAGTGCATACGAACAACAAAGAAAATCACTAACTAAAGTTCTAAAGTAATATGAAAAAGAAACCTACAAAAATAGTTGAATTAGTTATAGAAGAAAACAACGAAATGTTAGCAATAGATGCTATTAGTTTAGTATCAGCACCTGCAATAGAAGAAAACTTTGTATATTTTGGAAAAGAAAAACACAATCTAACATTTGCAAAAGTAGATGAAGATAAGCGTATGTTAGTTAGTCCTGCATTAATACCTAATAAACAAATATTTAGATACAATCCACAAACTGATAGTGAGTATTATGTGTATTTTAGTAAAGATACTGTTAGACAAGCAGCAGAACTATATCTAAAGCATAATAACCACCACAAAGCAACGTATGAACATCAAGATAGAGTATCAGGTGTATTGACTACTGAAAGCTGGATTAAAGAAGGTGATATGGACAAATCAAAAATGTATGGTTTTGATTTACCTAATGGCACTTGGTTCGTAAAAATGAGAATTGATAATGATGATTTATGGAACAAGATAAAAGAAGGTGAACTAAAAGGACTTAGTATAGAAGGGTACTTTGTAGATAAAATGCAAAAGATGTCAGATAATAAACCTACTGATCATGAAATATTAAGTGCTTTAAATGAGATTATAAGAGAAACTAATAAACCACAAAAAGTAGAGTTAGCATTAGTTGATGATTTAGTTAAAGATGCTAAAAGACTTAGTTCTAAATATGAAAAAGCAGTAAAAAATCACATGGCTATAGCTAAACTTGTTAATGAAAATTTTAAAGAAATGGCTAGTTTAGTTAAAGCTGCTAAAAAAGGATATGGTTTTGTTTCTACTATTGATAAGCAATTTAAAAAGTTAGGGGTAAAGCCATCAAAACAATATAAAAAAGCAAGTCAAGAAATTTTTGATATAGCTGAAGGAAGTGGTGAACAAATGCTAAAAGATTTAGCAAAATTCAAAGGATTACTTTAAAAATCAAATAAATATATAATTATTCTATCATATAGTATAAACTTTAATTAAAGAGAACACATTATGGATTTAAAAAAGCAAATTAAAATAGCATTAGGTCTTGAAACTGAAGAAGAAGTAAAATTAGGTTTTCAGGCTAAAACAGAAGATGGTACAATTATTGTATCAGAATCAGATACATTAGAAGTAGGTGTAGATATTTCAGTATTAACTGAAGATGGAACTACAATACCATTACCTGTTGGTTTATACGTAATGGAAGATGGTACTAAGGTTAAAGTAGAAGAAGAAGGTAAAGTAGCTGAAATTATGGAAGGTGAAGCTGAAGAAACAGAAGAAGAAGTTAAAGAAGTAGAAGCATCAGAAGAAGAAGAATTAGCATATAAAAAGAAGAAAAAGAAAAAAATGGCTGAATACGATTTCGAAGAAATAGAAAAAAGGATGTCAAAATTAGAAAAAGAAGTAGAAGAAATGCAATTAGTTTTAGGTAAGGGTAAAGAAGAAGAAATGTCAGAAGAAACTATTGAAGATGAAATAGTAGAACCTAAAAGTGATAGTCCTAAGACAGTTACAACTAAAACAACTGAAGTAGTTGAATTTTCTAGTGATGAAGTTATAGAAGAACTAAAATCAGAAAATGAAAAACTAAGAAAACAATTAGCAGAAAGTCCAGCAGATGCACCTGTTAATACAAATAAATTTAGTGCAGATAGACCTGTACTTACAACTCAACAATATAACAAACTTTCTAAAAAAGAAAGGTTTTTATACAACTTAAATAAATAATAATAAAAAAATTTAAAAATGGCATTATCAACAACAAGTAATTTTAGTGGTAAAGCAGCTGGTTTTTACATTAGCGCAGCACTAAAAGAAGCAAAATCGTTAGAATTTCTAACAAAAATTGAAAACATCAAATTTAAAAGCAACATTCAAAGAATGGATAATTCTGGTACAGTTATACAAAATGCTGATTGTAATTTTCAAGAAAGTGGTTCACTAGATTTGACAGAAAAAATATTAGAACCTAAAAATTTAATGATTAATATAGATTTATGTAAAAAAGAATTACTAGATTCATGGGAAGCTCTACAAATGAGAGCAGGTGCAGGCGCACCACCACCACCAGCATTTGAAGATTATGTAATATCTTATCTTGGTGAAATTATTGCAAATGGAGTAGAGAATGATATTTGGGCTGGAGATAATGGTGCTGGTAGATTTCTAGGTTTTATGACTGCAACGACAGGTTTATTATTACCAGCAGTTGATGCAACAGTTGTACAATCATCAGCATCAGGTGCATTTGATGTAAACAATATTATTGCTAACTTACAAACTGCAACTTCTGATTTAGCTGATAATATTTCAACTATATTAAGAAAAGATGATTTACATATCTATATGTCTCCAAAAACTTATAGCTTATATATTTCAGCAGTATCTACATTAGGATATGTAAACGCTTATAATATGAACGCTGATTATCAGCCTGTTTTTGAAGGATATAAAATTGCAGTATGTCCAGGTATGAGGGATAATGGTTTAGTTATTGCACAAAGTTCTAACTTATTCTTTGGTACTGATTTATTATCAGATCATACAAGAATACAATTGATGGATATGGCTAATCTTGATGGTTCAGATAACATTAGATGTGTAGCTAGATATTCAGCAGGTGTACAATCAGGAATAGGTGCTGATATTTTAAGAATGCAACATTAATAAACAATAATATGGTAGAGGTGTCAAAACCTCTACCTTAACTTTAAAAATAAATAAATATGGCTTGTACAAGTTTAACAAAAGGAAGGGAACTACAATGTGATAGAATTGCAGGTGGTATAAAGAATGTTTATTTTGGGGTTTATGATGATTTTAATGCAAATGCAACAACAGGTGAAATATTAGGTACAGGTATAGTTATATCGGCTGGTTCTGTTACAGATATTGAAATGGGTAGTAATGATTTATATAGATATACATTACCAAGAGGTGAAAGTAGTTTAACAGAAACTATTGTAGGTTCTACTGAAAATGGTACTATTCATTATACACCACAAATAACAATTAAACTAAATCATTTATCTACTGCTGACCAAAATCAAGTTAGATTATTAGCATTAAGTAAATTAGTTATATTTGCAGAATTAAACGAATTAAATTCAGCAGGTAAAAATGTAATAGTTTGTATGGGTGTAAGAAATGGTATGAGATTAAATTCAGGTACTAATTTAAGTGGTGCAGCATTTGGTGATCATAATGGTTATTCATGGACTTTTGATGGTATGGAAGAAGAACCAATGGCAGTAGTTGCAGATTACACTACAACACCATTTGATAATACTGCATTTACAATTAACAGTATAGTAATATCATAAACTCTAACATTAGTGTTTTTATATATTTTCTTAATTAAGGTGGTTTTATACCACCTTTTTTTTTAGAATACAAATAAATTCTACAATTTTCTATATTATAATATGATACAACTAACTTACAATACAGTTGCAAAACCTGAATTTATTTATTTAGTAACAGAAGATGAACGTATAGATACAACTGTTGCTAAAGATCAGTTAGATTTTTTGTTTAAATTAACTAATGATATGACAGGTAACATTATATATGTTTATAGTGCAAGCGTTAGTGTATTTAATAGATATACAAAATTAAATTTAGCAGCAACAGATATTACAAATCAAAATTTGTTTAATGGTTTTTTTCATGGCTTACCTGTTGGATATTATGGATATGAACTATATGAATTAACAAAAGAAAGTTCAGCAACAATAGCTAAAACTTGTTCTACTGCACCAAAAGAAAATTCAGGTATTATTGGAGTAGTAAATTTTAGTTTTAGTGGTACAATATTATTTACACAAAATTTAACAGGTTTAAATGATGTGTATAATCAAAAAGTAACAGATTTAGATGCTGGTATATATGCTTTTAACATAGATAATCAATGCGGTGATAATATACATACAGGCGGTACAGAACTTTTTTCTATAAACTCACAAAGCGATAATACAAGATTTTTAGAAATTACAAGTGTAACACAAACTTCAACAGGTATAAATGTAACAATACTTTCTAAAATGCCTATTGGACATTCTTATAGTTTTGTACAAGGTAGTACTAATCCTGAAACACAAATAACAAACATTACTACTAACCCGCAAACTACTACACATAGTTTCGATCAAGTAGGTGACCCTACTTTAAGTGCTAATTTAGTTGAGTGTGAACAATATGCAGATACAGGTGGTGCAGCAGGTGGTGGTTTAGTTGTTGGTTCAAAACTAAATATAAGACCATTAAGCAACCCTAGTAGTTATTTTGGTATTACAATAGTTTTAGCTATTAATGATGTATTATTAGAACATGGTACAAGTACAGTAAAAGAGAAAGGTAATGTTTTTATAAGTGCAATTTATGGTGCAACATCTACAAGTACAACAAAAGGTTATTATACATTACAAGGTAAAGTTACAGAAGGCAAAATGTACATTACTCAAGGTGAAGAAACACTTAAAGAAGTAACATATAAAGAGCATGAAGAACCAGCAGGAACGAATTATATATATTATGGACAATAAAAATTAAAAAAATGATAGAAAACGTACAACAACTTTTAAAAGAACAATTAGGTAAAAATGGTAGTACAGAAATATTTACTACTGCTGCACAAACAGGTAAAGATTTTTATGCAGTATATTTTCCTGTAACATCAGTAGTTAGTGCTATAACAGTTGCAGATGCAACAGGTGAAAGTGCATTAGTAACAACTTTACCAGCAGGTACTACTTTATTTATGAATATAACCGCAATTACTTTAACATCAGGTATTGGTATAGGTTATCATGAAGGAGTTACTACATAAGATATGTTAGGATTAAAATTAGGTAATAGCATTAATAATACTAAAACAGGATATAATATATATTCTGTTGATTTAGATGGTGTTGATGCTTATATTGATATTGGTGAAAGTAAAACACTAATAAGCGGTTTAAGAGGTTCATGTAGTGCTTGGTTTAAAATAGATACTACAAGTACAAGTTCGACAATATGGCAAGCAAGAGTAGATAGTAACAACTATGTAAATGTGTTTTATCATAATGGCACAACACAACTTAGGATAGCATATCGTATTGGTGGATCAACAAAATTAGCATCACATACAGTAGATTTTGAAGATGATGGTAAATATCACCATGTATTAGCAACTTGGACTACAACAAGAATAGAATTGTTTATAGATGGTATATCACAAGCAGTTAATACTTTTAGTGGTACATTTACAGGAACTTTTGCAAATAACATGATAGGTCAAAACACATTAGGTGGTAATTTTTTACATGGTAAAGTAGCACAATTAGGTTTATTTAATGCGGTTGTTGGAATATCAGATGTATATGTTGCTAATAGTGAACCAATAGATTTAACAAGTAATAGATTTTTAGTTGCATATTATAAGTTAGATGAAGGTAGCGGTACTGTTGCAATAGATAGTAGCGGTAACGATAAAAATGGTATTTTAAATAATAATGCAACTTATAGTACAGATGTACCTTTTAAAGCAGGATAAATGAAATATACAATACTAAATACAGAAGAATTAAATAGTGTAAATTTTGATGAAGTTTTAGAAACATCACAAAATACTTTGCGATATAATAATCAAAAAACTAAATTTGTGTTAAAATTTGAAGGTAATACACCAAGTTTTTTAGTTGATAAACAACTATATGATTATGATGGTATAATGGAAATACTAAACAGTCCTGATTGGACACAAGAAGATTAATTATGAAAGAAATTATTAATATTGATTTATCAGCACAAACTGCACCACAAGTACAAGAAGTACGTGGTAAAGATTATATAGAATATGGTACTGAAAATTGGAGGAATTTATATCCACAATTTTTAATTGATTTATATTATAACAGTTCTACTAATGCAGCTATAATAAATGCCACAAGCGAACTAATTGCAGGTGAAGAAATAGTAATAGATGATGAAGATGAACGTAATTTAGATGCTATGGTTAAGCTAAAGCAATTCATGGCTAATCCTAATTCTAATGAAACTTTACATGAGTTAATTAAAAAAGTATCTTTTGACTTTAAATTACAAGGTGCATTTGCTTTAAATATTATATGGAGTAAAGACAGAACACAAATAGCTGAAATATATCATATACCTGTTGAAAAAATTAGAGCAGAAAAACCTGATGCTATGGGTAAAGTATGTGCATATTATGTAAGTGCAGATTGGAGTAATACAAGAATAAATAAACCTTATAGAGTACCAGCATTTAACGTAAATGATAGAACATCAGCAAACCAAATACTTTATACAGGTCTTTATTCACCTAATATGAATAGTTATTATACACCTGATTATTTAGCTGGAAATAATTGGAGTTTAATAGATCAAAAAGTATCAGAATATCATCTTAATAATATATCTAATGGGTTTAGTGGTTCTTATTTTATATCTTTTGCGAATGGTGTACCTACACAAGAGGAACGTTTCCAAATAGAGAATAGTTTAAAAGAAAAATTTACAGGTAGTGAAAGTTCAGGTAGATTTGTACTTACCTTTAGTGAAGATAGAAATAGAGTACCTGAAATAACACCTATTGCAGTAAGTAATGCAGATAAACAGTATTTAGCTTTACAAGAGTTATTAGTGCAAAATATACTAACTGCACATAGAGTAACATCACCAATGCTGATGGGTATTAAGAACGAAACAGGTTTAGGTAGTAATGTAGATGAACTTAATAGTGCTGCTAACTACTATTTGAATACAGTATGTAAACCATATCAAAATCACATAATAAAAATATTAAGAAAACTGTTTAGAGTTAATAATATGGATATGCCTATTAGTTTTGTACAACTTAAACCTATTACAGTACAATTTACATCAGAAGATTTAAAAGGTGTTTTAACAGAAGATGAACTAAGAGAAGAAATGGGTTTGCCACCATTAAATGAAGAAGTAAATGTTAGAGAAGATTTTGCTAAAGTAGGTAGTATGGTAACAGAAGGTAAAGATGGTGAAATAGATTTACCTTTATTTGACACAATAGAAGAAGCAGAAGCAGAAGCTGAAAGATTAGGTTGCAAAGGTTATCATGAACATACATTAGATGGTGAAACAGTTTATATGCCATGTGAAGATCATGAGCAAATAAAAGAAATAACAAGTTTAAAAGATTGTAATTGTAAAGAAGAATTTATTACACCTAATCCATGTCAACCAGGATATGAAGCAATAGGTACTAAAATAAAAGATGGTAGAGAAGTACCTAATTGTGTACCTATAAAAGCAGAAAAAGAAAATTTAAATTTATCTAAATTTATAGAAGAATTTGGTGAAGATATACCTGAAGATTGTGAACTAATACATGAAGAAAAAGTAGGTGATGAACATATTGAATTTGATTTTGAATATATGCTAAATGATTTAGTAGATGAAAAAATACAATTAGCAAGTACAGGTAGAGCATTACCAAGTAGAAAGTCAGAACAAGATGGTATATCTAAAAAAACATACGATTATTATAGAGTACGTTATGTATATGCAGAAGATCAATTTTTAACTAGAAAATCAGGAAAACAAAGACCTTTCTGCAGACAAATGATGGGTGCAAATAAATTATATCGTAAAGAGGATATAGTTAGATTAGATAAAATAGCAGTCAATCCAGGTTGGGGTAAAGGTGGTGCAGATACTTATTCAATATGGTTAGCAGATCAAGTTGAATGTTGTGATGCAAAAAAACACAAATTTTACAAAGGCGGTGGTAATTGCCATCATTTTTGGCTAAGACAAATATACAAAACTACATTAGGTGTATCTAAAACAACTAAAATAGAAGATGCAGATATAATAGGTTATACTAAAGCAAGAAGTGAAGGTTTTACTGCAAAGAAGAATAATGTAAAAGTAGCAAAGCCACCAAAAAGAATGAAAAATAAAGGTTTTATTAAAAAGAGATAATTATGGCATACGTTTTATTTATATCAGAAAATAAGCTAAAAGAAAGTACTGCAATTAATATGAATGTAGATGTAGATTTACTTTTACCTTACGTTAGACAAGCACAAAAGTTATATGTAGAACCAAAACTTGGTACTGATCTATATAAGAAACTAGAAGCAGATATTACTGCTGGTACACTAACAGGTGTATATAAAACTTTAGTAGATGAATATATAGGTGATATGTTACCTAATTGGGCGTTTTATATGTGCATACCGTTTTTACGTTTTAAGGTCGAAAATGGTAACATTTATAGTAAGACATCAGAAACAGGTACATCGTTAAGTACAGAAGAATCGCAACACCTTAGAGAGGAAGTTAGAAATACTGCTGAATACTATACAGAAAGGTTAATAGAACATCTTAAAAACAATATATCTAGCTTTCCTGAATACTCGACAAATTCTGGCGAGGATATTTCTCCTGATAAAAATGCTTATTATGCAGGAATGAATTTAGAAAGACCATCACAACAAGATACTAAATTAAGATTAAGGAATTTCTTAACACCTGATATTAGTTACTAATGAAAAAGTATTACAAAGTAAAAGAAGTTAATAAAATAAAATTAAAAACTTACATTAAGAGTAAGGATAATAAAAGGAAGAATGAAAGAAATACAAGACACCGCACAAGTAACGCTAGCTAATGGTACTGCAATAGGTATTAGTTTAGTTGAGGTAAACGAAATATTAACACTTATATCTTTGACTTTAGCAATAGCATTTAGTATATATAAATTTGTAAAGTATGGCGAAAAAAAACAAGCTAAATAGCAAGAACCCTAAATACAAAAAACAAGATGAACAAGTTGTTAAAATTCGTAAAGAATTTGTACATGAGGTTAAAGGTGTTAAAGTGTCAAAAATTTATTACATATAATTTGGATAGTATAAATCTTTTAATAATAAGAGATACATTTACAGAAAATTCTACTATTGGTAAACTGTATCTAAATGGTGAACAAATGTGCGATACATTAGAAAACCCTTATTTAGATAATCAAAAAAATATATCTTGCATACCTGCTGGAGAATATAAAGTAAGAATAAGAGTAGCAAGAGAAAGTGCAACAAGAGATTATGTGCATTTATTAGTACAAGATGTGCCTAATAGAAGCTATATACTATTTCATAGAGGTAATACTGCTAAAGATACAAGTGGTTGTATTCTAGTAGGATTAAAACGTAAACAGGACTTTGTTAGTAACTCTACTTTAGCTATGAATTTACTAATGAAAGAAATTATAAATTTAGGCGGTGAAAATATTAATTTAATAATTAAAAACAAATAATATGAACAATTTACTAAAAAACTTTTTACTAGGTAAAATTTTAAAATCAAAAAAAGCATGGTACACAATAGCAGGTATTATTGTACAACTATTGCATGAATCATTTGGACTTGATCCACAAGAAACACAATCAATATTGTATTCTATAATAGCACTTGTAATTGGTCAAGGTATAGCTGATTCTAGTGCTAAAAAATAATAGATACAGATTAAAGCCACATGAAATAGTGGCACTAAAAAAAATGAGGGAATCCGAAACTAGAAATGTTCTAGTTATCGGAGACCTTCATATTCCATTTGAATTAGATGGATATTTTGATTTTTGTTTAGAACAATACAAAACTTATAACTGTAACCATGTAATTTTTATAGGAGATATTTTAGACAATCACGCATTTAGTTATCATGAACCTGATCCTGATGGAATGAGTGCAGGTAATGAATTAGAATTATCTATAAAAAAAGTAAAAAAATGGCATGATGCTTTCCCTAATGCAGATGTATGTATAGGTAACCATGACAGGTTAGCAGCTAGAAAAAGTTTTACAGGTGGAATACCTAAAGCATGGATAAAAACATATAATGAAGTATTAGGAACACCTACTTGGAATTGGGTAGAAAGTATAGTATATGATGATGTACTTTTTGAGCATGGAGAAGGTGGACAAGCTAAAACAAAAGCAAAGAATAATCTCATGTCAAGTGTATGTGGGCATACACATACTGAAGCATATACAATATGGTTTGTTGGAAAACGATATAGAGTTTTTGCATTACAAACAGGTTGTGGTGTAGATAGTTCTAGTTATGCAGCAAATTATGCTAAAAACTTTAAAAAACAAGCAATAGGTTGTGCAGTAATATTAAACAATGGTACACTACCTATAAACCTTTTAATGCCTTTATAATGAAACCTAAGCACCAATTACCTATTATTATAGTTTGGGCATTTGTTCTTATTATATTAGCAACCTTTATATAACTTTCTTAACATTATAATTGTTAATAACTTTTTAACTAAATTATGTTAGTAATTAATTTTATTGTATATTTGTACCATGTTTAACAATAAAAATAAGAAAATGACAAGAGAAATTAAAATAGGTACATTAGTAAAGTCAAAAAAAGATGACAACCTTACTATTTGGGAAGTAAAAGAAATAAATATAGGATATAGTGGTAAAAAATGGTACACTTGCGAAGCAAGACACGATACTAAACTAAACTATGGTTTTGATAATATTACTAGAGATTTTAATGAAAAAGAAATAGAATTATATTAATAAATAAAATAAAATAATAAGAAAATGTATAAAGTAATAAACAAGAAAACAAAAGCAGTTCATTTATTAAATAATGAACAATACAAAAAGTTCTTTGAACTAAAAAAAGCAACTAAGCAAAGAAAAGTATCATACGAACATATAGGAGATAAATATTATAGTTATGATGTATCATGGTTTGCTAATAACTATGAAGATTATGATATAATAAACCTTAAAGATGAAATGTATAATGATATAGTAAATATTGCATTAGCAGTAGCAACTGTTACTGTTGTTGTAGCTATAACAAAAATAGTAATGTATTATGTGTAGTTATTATGTAAGTAATTGTTGTGGTGCTGAAATAGAACAATTAGATGAAGAAGTAAGTAATTGTTGTTCAGCTAGATATTTTGATGAAACACATTTTTGTAGTGATTGCAAAGATAGTGCAGTAGCAATAGATAGAGTATGTTCTGAATGTGGTTATGAATGTGAAGAAATAGAAGAAAGAGAATATCAAGCTAAAGAAAGAGAAAACTATCTTGAAATTAGACAAGATGAAGAAAGATATAAAGGTTAAAATTGTTTACCTTAAA